ATAGGAGGCTCAGCTTTATATTTATGACCATCAAAATCTATTAAATCATTCGTCATAATATCTTTATCAGGATCAGTAAATAATTTAAAATCAATTATCTCCTCATGCTCAGGATTTCCTGATCTACTTCTTAATTTTTCTTTACTTATTCTCCCTTTCCCTGACTCAACTTTAACAAGATCTCCGCTTATTCTGTTATATTCATCCTTAGTGTTATTATTTCTATAGACTTCAAACTGCATATTATATAAATGAGAAATCATTTAAATCTAACTTTCCTATACTTATTTAACTTCTTTACAATAGATTTAGGAAGATCGCCTTTAGTTACCTCTGCAATAGATGTATAACTATAATCTCCTATCTTCTCACTTGTTTTATTTTCCATGCCTCTTGATCTATATTTTAATAACACTAAATCCTCTACAACGCTGTTAAGCTCATCAGGAAAAACATCAATTTCATTACCATCATCATCTACCTCAATGAAATTATCATTACATTCAATATTTATGTCAGATTTAACTTTATCAATATATCTATTTAATAAAATATCTTCTGAGTCATCATCAATTCCTAACTCTAATTTTACAAATTCTAAAATGCCTGTTTTATCAAACATTTATTATCAGCTCCTTACCGGAGTTTACATTTTAATAATTCCTTCCATTACCTCTAAATACTTTGCAACTTCTGCATTATCTGTTTCATAAACCCCATGCTTATCTCCCTCTTTTGCAGGTCTAAACTGAATATTTAATCTTCCAACCCATTTATAAGGATTATTTAAACTCTTAAATTTAAAAACTTCTTTTTTAGTACTCTCTGTTTTTTTACTTTTAGCCATTATTCAATCTCCTCCAATTTAATTTTTATAAATTATCAACATCAGGATTTTCTACAATATTAACGCTATCAACTCCTGTATGCAGTGTGTCATTTGCTATATGTGCATTATAATCAGACTTTAATTCATTAACTAATACAATTAATTGATCCAACTTATCTCCTAAATCAGCTTTATCTAAAGCGGGACATGCATTATTTAAACCCTCTTTACTATTAAGCATTTCATTAACCTCCTCTAAATAAAATAAAATAAAAAGAGGAAGAGCTTTCACCCTTCCTCAACATTACAAGTGACTATTTCAACTTGTTATATATTACTCATTAATACCAATAATTTTTCCACCAGCATAACTATTAAGTAGCTTAATAGTATTTTCAACGACCACATGACCTTTACTGAAATCCCCAGTTTTTGCAAGGTCTTCATAGAATGGAGATCTTACTTCCGCAATTTCTACTAAATCAAGATCAGCAAATAGCATCTGACCAGAAGGCATGTGTCTATCCAATACAAAATTAATTGTACCGAAATCAGTGTCAACTCTTGCTACCTTGACGCCCATTACATTATCTCCAGCCTCAACAATCATTCTTGTGTTATTTCCATTCTTAAGAATGTCATTAACAATACGCTTTTCTCCAGCATTTAGGAAAGTAAAATATTCTCCCTGTGCACCTGCATCCCAAATAGACTGCATAACATCAAGCATATCATTTTCTTCTAATACTCCAACATTAGCAGTTTTACCACTAAGATCCTTAGAATTAGCCACAAGATTTAACAGACCATCCATCTGTCTCGGAGTAGATGTACCTGTATCTTCAAGAGTCTTAGTTCCATTGAGGAAATACCACTCAGCATCTCTCTTCATTTCAACCATTCTATCCTCAATTTCTTGCATAAACTCATCTCCGACACCTTGTGCCGCTAAAGCTCTTACTGTACCACTAACAGAAGTAACTTTTTCCATGATCTGAGCAATGTTAGACTTAGAAGTCCTTGTAGAATTAATAGGATCTCCTGCCTCTGCCCCTTCCATAATCAATGTACCTCTATCAGTATTAAGCTCTTTCTCTCTCCATGTTACTGTAATATCATTTGCAGGAGTAACCTGACCTCTACCTGCAACTAATGTATATAGAGGAGTATCAGTAGGACTTACTAATTTAATTTCCTCTGCTAAATCAATCAATTCACCTTCTAAAAATGTATTATCATAAGTTTTCGTAGCCATTTTTTATCTTCTCCTTTTTAATTTACCCGCCAAACTTCGCTTTAAGCATTCCTTTTACATCTCCAGCTTTTTTAGCATCTTCATATTCATTCGGCGGAGTATTATTTTCATGATTTAATTTTTCAGGGGTTTCTCCCTTTAAATACTCTTTCTTAAATTCTTCAATCTTCTTCTCAACAATATTATTAAACATTCCTTCTAACTTATCGACCTTCTCAACCATCTTTTCTTTACTATCCTCAGCCTCTACAAACTGACTAACATCTACAAACTCTTTAAAATCAATAGATAAATCCCTTTCAGCTAAAATATCTACTAAATCCAATTTAAGTTCCCTTTTAGCTAACTCTTTCTCTTTTCTCGCCTGCTCCTGAGCTCTTTTCTTAGCCTCTTCCTTTTTTCTCTCTTCTTCGGAGAGTTTTTCCAGCCTTCTCTGCTCTTCAAGCTCCTCTTTTACTCTCTCCTCAGTTTTCTTCACAGCCTCAGTAACTCTCTTATCAATCTGACTCTGCATCTGCTTTTCCAGCTCAGCCCTGATTTCTTCCTCTGTTTTTACTGGAGTATCCTCTTCTGTCTGAGTCTCCTCCTGATCAACTTCGGTCTCCTCAGTCTGAACTTCCTCATCCTTAACTTCTTCTGTATCTTTTCTTTCGTCACTCATTTAATTTCCTCCTTAGATTTTAGTTGCACTCACTATCCCTTACAAAATAAAAAAGAGCTGACATAAAGCCAGCTCATTTAATAAGTTATAGGTATTATGCCCCTTCACTTATATTGCCTATATTTTTCACTTTTTTAAGTAAAATAAACTAAAAAATGTAAATTATTTTTTCTTAGGTCTGCCTCCACTCATTCTTGCATCTAAATCTTTCTCAACTTCTTTCTTAAATTCACTATACTCAGCCTCTCTTGCTCTTTTAGCATAACGATCTAAATCACCTTCCTGTATTCTCTCAATAACAGGTAAATAAGTGCATCTACAATGAGGATGAATTGGTAGCATTCTTTCTTTTCCTACTTCATAAACTTTTTCATCCAACGCTTTACATGTCTTACAAGTTCTTCTATCCCAATATGCACTATGCTCTACCTTTTTAATAACGCTTTTATTACTTTCTAAGCTATCCATCTCAGCTACATATGAAACCCGTACTGTCTCCGTTCTTGCGACTCTCAAAGCATTTTTATAGCTATTCTCTATTCCTGCATTAATTCTTTTAGCTATTTTATCCATCCCTTCTCCATTGACAGCACTTTGTAAAATAGCCTCTCTTAAATTCTTGATTAATTTATTTTTATTATCCCATATACGATCACTAAACATTGCACCGCTCCATGGGTATGAGATAGCTTTTTCAACTGCTTTAGGATTTAACATTGATAAATTAGCTTTTACATTAATAGCTTTTCCTAATACATAGATATTTCTAATATATTGATCTTTATAAATACCTTTTAATGCATTTTCCACCGCATTCTTTTCATTTGTACCCATTAAATTAGCTTGATATTTAATTTTATCTAATAAATTAGTTAATCTATTATATTTATTGATCTCATCTACAGACCATTCATTTAATCTTTCATATAAAGCTAATATTTCATTCTTTATATTCTTACCAGCTTTTTTATAATAACTAACTAATTTCTTTTCTAATTCCTGAGCATCTTCAAATGCAATTAATCCATTATTTAATATCTCAGCCTGAATTCTATATATTACCTTTTCTCTTTCCGAACTCGATAAATGTCGATCTAAAGACTCATCTATCGCATCCTCATGAATAGGATTATCTCTTAATCTAATGTCCAATTAGATCACTCCTCTTCATCACCTATAAAATTACCTGTACTATCTAAATCGGATGCATAAACATCAGCCTCTTTTTTCAATCTGCTAATAACTTCTTTAGGATCATCTACAAATGGTAATATAGCAAGTAATGTCTCCTTATCTACTGTACCATTAAGATTTTTAACTACCTCAGATAACTCTTTTACATTATTAGGTAAATTCCTTGTGAAATTAATTTCAACATCATTAATATCAATTTTATTACCTGTCTTAACTTCAATAGGCTTTGAAATTAATTTTAATAATCTCTTAATAGCTTTTGTCATTTTTCTCTCTTTAGTAATACACTTATTCTCCAACCCGAATAATTTAAATTTAATGGCTACCCCTGATAAATTACTCGCAAAATTCTCATCCGATAAATTAGGTACTTGCGATAATTGGTGAATATTATCTTCTAATCTATTTAAATGATTTTCTAAGGCATCAGTCTGCATATCTTTAGTAACAAACTTAATATCTCCATCTTCTCCGACTTCAAATACTCCAGTCTGCTTTAATTTTGCAATATCTCCATCATCCATCATTAAATTCTTAAGCATTAAATAAGCATTTCTAAAAGCCTCATGCTCATTACTTGCATCACTAAACACCTTATCATAATCATTTACTAAACTAATTATCTTTTCAAAATCTCCCTGCTCTTCCTCATTATTAGGGAAAGGTACAATAGGAATTTCTTCAAAAATATGAGAGGCAGGATTAACTGATCTATTAACATCTAACCTAAAATCTCCTTCATCATCTTCAATATAATAAGTAATCTGATCTCTATCATATACCTCAGCATATTTAATTTTATCTATATTTCCATCTGATCCTACTACATCTAACTCATAAACTCTTACAGCAAATATCATTTCATTAGTTTTACTACTATCATAAACAAAAATAACTTCCTCAGCAGGAAGTTTAGTTAATTTAGTCTCACTATATTCATTCTGATATACTAATATTGAAGATTTTCCTTTTATCGCTGACTCTTTACCTACTTCCATAAAAAGATCATCTTTATCATTCTCATTAAAAATTTCATTTACTTCATCCTGAACTTCATCACCTGTACTAATAATAATCTCTTTACCTAAGAAATATCCAACAGCATCATCTACAATCTTACCAAAATAATTATTAACTAATTTATTATTGGGCTTATTTACATCTGATACTTTACGATCTAAAATATCATGCTCACCTTTATAAAGATCATATAATTTTTTGTACCTCCCAACATTCTCTTTATAATGCCTTCCAATTAGATCTCTTAATATTTCTCCTCTCAATTCCTGCTCACGCCTTATAAAATATTCATTCAATTTTTACCCCTCCTAAAATAATAAAAGAGCGGGAATATCTCCCTCCCTCAAAATCTCTATAATAATTTATCAGCTAACATTGCTAATCTACTTCTCTTATCTTTTGTTAAATTATTATTACTAAATAAATTAACTCCTCTAAAAGCCTCTATTACCTGCTTAAACCCATTACCTTCTCCTCTTAAGCTCTTATCATCTATCTGCTCCATACTTCCACATAATATTACCTTACAACCTTCTCCAGCTCTACTAATTAAAGTTTTTAATATATGTTTATCAGCATTTTGAGCCTCATCCACTATTAAATATTTATTTTTAATATTAGCCCCTCGCATATATTCAATAGGTTTAGGCTCAACCTTTTCTCCCACTCTCTCAAATGTCAATTCTTCAATAGCATCTATATTACTCCATAATCCAGCTAAATAAGGAGCAAACTTCTCCTCCAACTCTCCCGGCAATAATCCTAAACTTCTTCCTACCCCTACTACCTCTCTCGTATAAATAACTTTATCACTCATAGCTAAAGAGCCTAAAAGACTAATAAAAGTTTTTCCTGTACCTGCATGGCCTACAACTGTAATTAATTTAATATCTTTATCTAAAATATCATCAATAACAAATTGCTGTTCAATATCACTACTTAATTTTACTCCTTTAAACTCATTTATAGCTACTTCTCTGAGTTTATGTATCTTCCCCTTATATTTACCCTTCCAGATTATCTTTAAATCATTTGACTTAATTATAAAGCTGTCATTAACTACTGGATCATAATTCTTTTCTAAATATTTCTTTAAAAATAATTCTCCTTTTTCTCCAGCACTATAATATTCACTAACTGCTTGATCATCTAAGATAATTTCCTGCAATTAATATCCCTCTCCTCCGCTAAATAAATTGCCTTCACTTTATTACCTATATTTCAGCAGATTTTAAGGAATAATTTGACACCTCAATTTTGACGCCTTATACATTACCTTATATAATCTTCTATTAGTTACTATATAAAATACTATTAGTTTTATTAGTTAGTATATAGGCATCAAATTTGACGGGTCAAATACCAATAATTTACATAAAAAGAAAAAAGCAGAGGTTTTACCCTCTACTCAAAACTTCTCATAGGCATAAATAATGCTACAGCCCTATTATTTTTATAAGCTACAATAGGATTTAAATAATTCTCCTGCCACAAATCACAATCTAAATACTTAGAATAATAATCTAAGAAATTAGAATATTTATGATCTAATACTGCATCCTTCTCATCTCTTTTTAGCATTCTATAATAAAAAGGATCATGTCCTCCATCTTCTATTTTAATTAGATCTAATAATTCTACATTAAATTTAACCTCAACAGGAAACCCACCTAAAATAGTATCTACTGGAAATTTATCATCAAATTTTTCTATACTCTCTTCATTTAACTTAATAAATATAGTTTGATCTTTATCTAATATGCTATTATCTAACTTTAACCAGCTTAAATTCTTATATCCTACTAACTTATCTATAAAATAATTTACATGAGCTTTATTTAATTTAAAAGCTGAAAATGTATCAGATACCCATGCACTTTTCTCCTCTGAATTAATTTGAATTATTATATTAGACTCTTTTCTATATGATTGAGCTACCTTCTTACCTAAATTTAAATTATAATTATCATAGATCACTTATTATCTCCCCTTCTAATAAAATCTTTTAAATAATATCTCTCTTCCTCATAACTAAAATAATCTCCCCGATCATCTGAATTAATATCAGCTACCATAATTTCATTATCTTTCCACGCTCTTTGAAAAAATACTAACTCCTCACTTACATTAGTCTTAACAATTATACCGCCCTTACCTTTTATATTCCTTATTCCTACCTCTTCCAATTGCATCAGATCATTTAATTCATTTTCCTGCATCTGCTTTTTTAGATCTTCAAGATCCCATGCATCTATAATCATTTTACTAACCTCCTTCCTGTATAATATTATACATAAACATATATAATATGTCAAGAAAAAAAAAGAGGAAATTAATCCCCTTTAATTTATCCATTCTCCTAATTCATTATAATGATCATTAAGATCAATGCCATAATCCTCTGCCATTACCTCAGATGCCTTTAACATTGCTTTAGCCTCAGCTCTCTTCTTAATATATCTTATATCATCTAATCCATTCACCTCAGCAATACTTAACCCTTCATCCCATATCTTATAAGCATTCTCTCTGATCTCTTTAATTTTTTCTAACATCTTATCTCCTCCTCCTCATTTATTATCTTATATTAATATTATACAGCTACCACTATAATATGTCAAGAAAAAAATGAGGAAATTAATCCTCATCTCATTTTAATATATTCCTTATTTTTACTAAATTCATTAAGCGGATTAAACTCCTCAAAATCCTCTTTAAGATCCTCACCAAACATATTTACATACTCTTTTACCATCTCTAAACTCTTATGTCCTAACATTTTCTGTAATCTAAATATATCTCCACCATTTAATATCCATTTCTTAGCAAAAGTATGCCTGAATAAATGGGTAGAAGTCTTACTAACTCCTCTATTTAAATTATATCTCCTAATAGCAGAGGTAACAGCGGTAGTACTTAATTTCTCCCCATAGATATTGCAAAATAAATAATCCTCATCTTCTCCCTCTCTATATTCTAAATACTCTTTAACTAATTTCTGTAATTCCTTTCCGAATGGAATTATTTGCTGATATCTATTTTTGGTAGTACTTAATTTAATATATCCACTCTCAAAATCTAAATCCTTAACTTTAATATTTCTAATAGTCCTCAATCTATTACCTGTACTCATAATCCAATTAACCATTAACCATGATCTATATTCAGCAAAATCACATTCCAATAAATCAGGCTTTACTAATAATAATTTTAACTCTTTATCAGAATATGTCTCCTTGATCTTCTTTTTAGTCTTTAACATATTTACTTTAAACTTTTCTTTTATATATCCATTCTTCATGCAATAATTACAGAACGCTCTCACAGACCTTAAATTGCTGTTTACAGAGGTATTTTTATTTAGCTTATCAATCATATATAAAATATAATCCTCCATAATATCACTATCAATCTGCCCTATATCACCTACAGAGGCAATATTCTCCACCTTATCTAAATAATTAAAAAATCTTCCTACTTCATACTCATAAGAGCTTATAGTCCTCTCAGCTAAATTCTTAGCCTTACAATGCAACAGGTATTTTTCCAACGCCTCTTTCAGATCAACATTAATATTCCTTCTCAAAAATTCCTTACTCTTAGGCATAAAAAATCCCCACCTTTTTATTATTTTCGGTGAGGAACTACAATAACAAACCCTTATGATTTAACTATAAAAATTCGTTGCACTCTAATTATTCTTTTTTCACCATCATCCCTTATATATCAAAGCTCATAGCCTTTGGACTACCTAAAATTTTACATTTTAGATTAGAAGTCCGTTGCTCTATCCGGGCTGAGCTACGGGCGCATAATTACTGATCTGACAAGCATCTCAGGAGCGGTGAAACGAATTATTAGCCGAACAATGAAACGAATTTCCCTCACCGACAATTAATATCTTAACATGATCATAAAAAGTTGTCAAGAAAAAAGAGGAGATTTTACGCTCCCCTTAAATAATAAAACTATTCTAAATTATTCACCTTTCATTACTAAATTATCTTTAAACCTTAATACAGGCTTTCCACAATAACCCATATAATCCTTTACTTCCTCTATTACCTCTTCACTAAACCTTGCTCTACCATTCTTAACTAAATCCCTTATTCGCTCCTGCACGCCTTCCTCAAACTCTCTTAAATAGAATTTCATTTATATCATCCTTAATATTTTAATGGTGCATCATGGTGATCTTTATATTTCTCTAAATAATTCTGCATCCTGATCCTATAACCCCTCTTAGTCCTTCCACCCATATCCCTATAATCTCCCTGACCTTCTAATAAACAATCTAACTCTATCCTGACCGCCCAACATAGATCATTAATATCTTTCTGACTAACTAAATCTAATTGAGCTCTATCTGGAAAATCTTTAACAGCCTGATCAAAAATATTATCTCCCATTATTTCTCCTCCTTTAATTTTGCTAATAATTTCTTGCTATCTATATCCATATTATTCTCATAACTAATCTGCTTTATATCTAACTCTAATCTACTTAATTCATGATCTAACAACAATACTACTTCTCTTAAACTTCTGTAACTATCTTCACCCTCCGCTGACTTATCAAGACCATTATATATCATATTCCTTAATTCTTCTACTCTATCCAACACTCCTTGCTTTTTCACTTGCTCTCCTCCTTTTATTAAGAAGGGAAGGAATTTTAAATCCTTCCCTATCATTTACTATCTATTAATCAATGCCCCTGCTAAATGCTTTAAATAATCATTTACATTACCATTCTTAAAATCTATTATTAACAACTTATTGCTAATTCCTTCTCTTTCGATCTTAGGTGCATTTAATATAGCCTCTATTACTACCTCATTACTGATTATATGCTTATTACCTTGATCATCTTTTAACTCCCACTCTACAAATCCTAAATCTTTTTCCTCAAAAAATTTCTTTAAATTCATTTATCTCATCTCCTTTATCTTATACTTATATTATATATGAACCTATATAATATGTCAAGAAAAAAATTTATATTTTTTCGATCTCACCTTTAAAATTTCCATTATCTCTTATACCGAATTGATAACCATATTCACTTTTAAAATTATACTTTATTCCATCCTTAACTTTTCTTGTACTTAATAATTTTGCTACCTGCTCTTCTTTAATTTTTTCATTTCCTAAGCCTGCTTTATAAGAAATGATCTTTACCTCTTCACCTTTTTTAATATCTTTTAATTTCATTTATATTTCCTCCTCATTTATTATCTTATACTTATATTATACAGGTAGCTATATAATATGTCAACAAAAATAAAAGAAATCTTTAATATATGATCTCCACAAATTAAAAAGTCCGCACATATACCCACATAGAGAAAACTTTTTCCTCATAGAGCCTCCTAAATAAAGAAAAATGCAGGGAAAATAAAAATCCCTACATTAATATACTATCTTATTTAATTTTTTATATTGCTTTTCATTCGCTTTAACTAATACATCCATTACCTCATCACTATCTAATTTCTTTAATCTAATTACTGCTCTCGATTTATCTTTCTTTCTTCCTCCAATCGCTCCACCAACTAAAGCTCCAGCTCCTCCAGTTAATGCTCCACCTACTACAGCCCCTGCAACTGCTTTTCCTAAACTTCTTTCTGCATCCTCTTCCCAACTTAACCCTAATACCTCATATTCCTTTAATTTATACTTTTTACCTGCCATTAATCTATTATCCCCATACTTACTCCTGATCCTAATAGTACTACCTCTATAGCCTCTTAATCCTCCTATATAATCACATACTACTAAAATTAGCATCTGATCCGCTTGATCCTCTTTAGCTCTGAACTTCATATCAGCAATACCCTCTTTAAATTTATCTACCAGCCACATAATACCACTCCTTTTCTTTTATTATACAGGTATTTCCTATTATTCTCAACTAATAAATGTACCCACTAACTCTTTATACCCATTCTCATAAGTAAATATATGAAAAGCCTCTCCATTAAGGAAAGGCACTCTCACAATTTCTAACCATCCTTTATTATAACCATTAAGATGGTGAGGATATAATCTCTCTATAAATAATTCTAAATTACTCTTCTTTTTGAATTTTAGCATTTAATCTCTCCTATAAATTATTTTACCTTTATGCTCATTATAAATATCTGTTAATTCTATTGCTACATACATAAAAGCTGATATATATCCTAATATGAACATACAAAAACCTTCCATAAGATCTTTAACTAAGATCTCATTATAACGATCTAATATATCTTTAATACATTTTATAGCACTTAAAAACCCTAAAATAAACCAACTAATTATAATCCATTTCCACACTATCTATCATCTCCTATAAATACATAATTCATCATTCTATAGACTATTAATCCTACAGCTAATATAATCCCCATCATTCCTAATAAATCTAATATCATTCAATCACATTCTTTGTATAATTACTTCCTTTTAAATGTCCTTTAAATGTACTCGGCATTAAATCAGCCTCTCCTCCGCATATACAATTATCCATCATCCTATTATCTACTTTCTTTAATTTCTGAAACTCATTCCCACACGCTCTGCATTTATAATTATAGATAGGCATTTTCTACTCTCCTTTATATTTAAATACTACCTGATATCCTTTCAAGCAACTTACAGGCTCATCTACTCCTGTATTATTTATTAAAGCGATTATATCGCCATTATCATCCTCTACTCTAACCTCTTCAACTTCATCTAAAGCATTATTTTCCCTGTACTTATAATCTACACCATTAAAATCAACAGCATCTTCTATTAATATAGCATTTAATAATATATCAGTCTCAATCTTTAAAAAGATATCCTCATTTACCTTATCACTTCTTGTCCTTACACCTTTAATACATATATTACCGCCTGTATCCATATAATATACTCTATCTCCGATTTTTACATTATTACTTAAAGGCTCAATAGCTAACCAATCAAATACCTCTGCTATACACTTTAATTCCATTTATATCTCCTCCTTAATCATTCTGCCAAACCCATTCCTGCTAATATCATTGCAACGCCAGCTCCACGCCTTAAACTCTCTTTTAACTCTTCCTCAATTACCTCTATACTATATCTTTTATCATTTGCTACCTCTACAGCACCTTTAAAATCAAAATTATCTAATACACTATCAGCAACTAAATATCTACCTTGCTCACTCTTTACCCTACTATATAAATAATCTTTACTGAACTCTCTTAAATCCTTTTCACTTATTGGTCTTTTCATTTTCCCTCTCCTTTATGGAAATTCAGCTCCCTCAACTGGAAACTCTTTTAAAAACTCTGTAAAATCATCCTGATCTATAATATAATCATGACCTATCTTCTTTTTATAATGAGCTGATCCCTTCATTATCCATCCAATATAATCTACTCCATTAAATACATTACTATTTATATGATCTAAATATACTCTTGCTCTCGGCTGTATTTCTTCTCCTTCTTTTATAATTTTACTCATTTTATTTCTCCATTCTCGGATTATATACTTCCCCATCTTCAATTATAAAAGGCTCTCCCTGCTTAGCATGAGGAAATGATCCATGAATAGCCATACCAGCAAAATAATTAGCTCCCTTACTATTATCACTATTACAGATCATTTTAGCCTTTTCTAAGCTAATATCTTCATTCGTGATATACTGATTACTTTTCCTGCTAAATAATATAATGTCATAAGTCATTTCATTATAAAATTTATCCAATACCTTATCAGATATATTTTCTTTAGGATTAAATAGATTGATCCTATCCTCTTTATCTATAACTCCTTGATCTAATAACCACTCAACTAACTTCTTATCCCCATAATCATATATCTCACCTTCTTCTAAATACTCCTCAACAGGTATATAGAAATCTCTCACTTAAGATCACCTAAATAATTCTCGACCTTCTTTTCCAGCCTTTTAAGCTCTTCTATTTGATTTATCTTCTTTAATAATACATTTACTCCAAACTTTATATCTAATACAGCATCATTATTAAGATCTGCTGAAACAAATTCATTTACTACTCCTAATTCATTTAAAAATTCCTGCTTTTTCTCTCTTTTATCATATCTTATCTGCTCTAACCATTTTTCCGCTTTCATTTGTTCTTTCACTTTATTCAACTCCTTACATTATCTTACTTATCCAATATAAATACATAACACTTGCACCGATTAAAAACCATAACAATTCACTCACTTTAACCACTTCTTAACTATCCCATAAATAATAAAAGGTAAAAATGCAATACCTGCCAACCATTCCATTAACTTCTCCACCCCATTCCTGTACGCTTAATAATTCTATCCAGCATTTTCTTAACCATTCTATTATTACCCTCTCTTAAATATCTTAAAGCTGAATTTGCATCTCCATTATAAGCCTGCTGATCATACCCATCAGCCATCTTACCCGCTGTAAACATACTACATAATAAAAATCCTGCTATTACTCCTATTCCCGCTCCTACTAAGAATAAAATCATTTTATTTCCTCCCATCTCTTTTCATTGTACTTACTTCTAACTCATGTTCTCCCGGACTCCATACCACAACTGCACTTGGAAATGGAGCAGAATTCTCACTATTACCAAACTTTAATCTACCTTTTATAAATCTAACTTCTTTAGCATAAGGGAAAATATGATTATGCCAATACCTTGTATCTGTTCTTGCAGGTATTAAACCTACTACTGTACTCTCTCTCTCTGCCTCTTCTTTAGCCTTCTTAACCCATTTCTTTATTTCTCTACCATAAGGAGGGTTCATAAATACTATATTATCTCCCCAGCTTTTCTTTAAACCATCATCCTCTGGCGTAAAATACTTATCACATTTAGCTGTTTGAGGTACACAACAAGGATCTAAAGTGAAATTAAATTCCTCATTCAATCCATCAAAAAACTCTTGCGGTGTTTCATACTTCATATCTTTACTTGAAAAATGAACTTTATTAAACATTCTTTATCGCCTCCTATTAATATATAAAAGATCACTATCTAAATATTAAAGTGCTTTCTATCATGAACTTTAACTCTACTTCCTTTTTCACTTATTTGAACAGCAAAATCAAATCCATCAAATAGATCATCATGCTCTACATCAGGAAATAATAATAACTGCTCCTCAAAATCTTCCATATTCTTTCTAAAGAATACTTTTCCATTTTCAAATAATGCTGATCTCCTCATTGCTCTACTTATCTTATCCCTACTCGTCTTTATCTTATGAATAGGTAAACTACTACTTCTTTTTAGTTCCTGAGCCATTGCCATCTGATAACTATTACTCTCAATTCCTATACCTTCTACCATAGGAAACTTATTATTTCCATATTGAATTATTCTATTTAACTGAGTATCAAATGTCATCCTCTCTTTAACATAATCCAATACAAATATATTCATCTCTCTATCTATCCCTATTACCATCAATACAAAATAATCTGCTGTATCTTTCTGACTAATAGCTAAATCAATACCAAAATAAACTTTAACTTCTCTTCTTTCTCCTTCATGATCTACAAATACTTCATTTTTCCTACCGATTTTATAATTATCATAATACCTAAAATAATTCGGCTTAAATATAGTACCCTTAGCTAACTCAACATCATTCTGATACTGCATATTAAAGATTATACTTCCTGCCTCAGCCTTTTTTCTCCTTAACTTATCAGCACTAAATTTCCTCTCCCATAAACTCCTGCCATCATCCTGTATTGCTTTCTGCACCTGCACACTATACTCTCCACTATCAATAAATGTCTGATACAAATCTAAAGGATTATATCTCGTACCTAATATATGAATTTCTCCATGAGGCTCTAAAGTAGGTAATAATGAACTATAAAACCATTCCTTTAACTTATTCCTCTGAGTCTCTGTCCTTGCATTCTCAAACCCAACTAAATCATCACCAATAATAACATCAAAGTGCTTACTTACTACCTGCCCACTTGCTCCTAATGCAGTTAATGTACTCTCTTTCTTAATTTTTGTACGAGTATTAACTGTAAACTGCCTCCCACTCCAATCACTACTACTTAAATCACCAAAGATCCTTAATAAATCCTCATTAACATCAAAATGAGTTCTAACCTCTTTTAGAAATGCCTCTGCCTGCCCTTGAGTCTTACTCCCTATCATAATCCTTATATTTGGCTCTCTTAATATCTTAGTAATACAATAATCTACATCTCCTACAGTAGATTTACCAAACCCTCTCGGAGCTAAATCCAATGTACTATCTCTATAAGTTATATGCTTTATTATCTTCCTATGAACAGGCTTTAATATTCTCTTAGTAATAAATGTACTAACTGCTATATATGCAGTCTCAAAATCCTTCTCTAATATCAATTCCTTTATATAGCTATCAGGTATATACTCTCCCTGCCATATCATTATTAATTACCTCCTAAACTAAAAAAGCCCTATCCATTTAAGGATAAGGCTCTCTAATCTATTTAACTATCTTTCCTCTCAAATCTCTTATCTCTTCCCTGAGCTTTATATTTTCCTCTCTTACTTTATTAGCATTCTCTACTTTTTCTCTCAACTCAGATATTTGCCTCTTATACTCTATTAATTCCCTCTCCAGCTCCAATACATATTTACTTAAATCTAAATCATCATAACTCGCTATCTCCTTTAGATTTTTCAATATTCAACGCCTCCGCATTTTCTATTCTCTCCTGCTGTCCTTTTATCTTTAGCATTGTACTAATAACTGTAGAATTTAATAATCCATCCTCTAAGATAATAGCTTGCAGATCTTCGTAATCCTGATCATCTATTTCTAACCCTATTTCCTCTAATATCTCATCAATATCAATTTCTTTATCAGCATAACGCTCATTTAACTCATCATCCTTAAGTATATATCTTAAAGCTAAATAACCACCTTCTAAGGTCATTCTCCCTTTTTCTATTCGCTCTTCTACTATCTCTATACCTCTCTTAGATACTTCTTCATTATTAATTTCATCAATTACCTCTGATAGATCATTAAAATAAACCTCTTCTTTTTCTCCGAATACTGTTAATTCCATTACATTCTCCTCACTTGAAAAACTCCCCCATAATAACCGTCCCTTACTACCTCTTTATTTCTTAGATTAACAACTGTAAATGTAGAACTTGTTGGTAATAAATTTCCAGCCTCGAATTCAAATTCATCTTCCTTACCTACAGCTACTACAATTAACTTATCTCCTATAAGTATATCTCTATCCTTTTCATACTTCTCTACATTTAATACCTCTAATTTATCTCCTACATTTAATTTAGGATTAATTTCAACCTTTACTTTTTCATTATTTAATGCAAAATCTTTCTTTTTAACAAATACATTTTTACCTCGATAAAAATCATCCGCATGATCTATAATTTGTATAGTAAATTCTTCATTATCTTCTCCTACAATTTTACCTAAATGCATATTATTACTAATTTTACATTGAACATCTCCTATACCTTTAACATAATCCCCTATATCAAATACATTTTCTATTTTAATTTCCTCAAAATATCTCCAAAATCCACTCTTATTAATAGAATAATCATTACCAATTTTAGTCTGATCTTCATGATCTAAAACTTTAATTCTAAATCCTGTATAAAATGTACTCTCTTTATAAAATACTACTCCCGCTAACATTCTACTATCTGTTATATTATACTTATCATTCCCAGCAGGTAATCCTTTAACTAATAAACCCTCTTTAACTTCTTTCATTTCCTCTAAATCTCTTACATCAATTACCTTATACTCATCTTCCCGATCATCATAAATAACTGCATCTCTTCCTTCTTTATCCGCCCCTTCCAACACTTTCTCCAGCATTACACATTTACCTTCCAACATATACTCTTGCCCCTCTTCAAACTCAGGCTCAATTACTGGATCAAATTCAAAATTACATCCGCAATGAACATGGACACCTAATTCATCTAAACCCATAACTTATCAACCTCTTTCTTTAATATTTTTTATCTTACTCACTAATATATAAAAGAACGATCATTAATATTTTAAGTTACTCTTCTTTTAATTCAGGAATATCTATATCCTCCATGATCTCTTTAATACTTCCCGCAAGATTATTAACTGCCTCTCTATCCTCAGCAGTAATATTATGACTATTCTTAGTCTCACTAACCTCAGCAGGCTCTCCCATCAATGTCAGATCTAATTTAATTAATCTTTCTAAATCCATTATATTCTGAGGCTTAATATTTCCATTCTGCATCTCTTTTACAAATTCAGTAACAGCCAACTTAATAATCTTTCTATATTTAGCTTTCTCCTCTACTACTGTATCTATTGCTTTTTCTTTTAATTTCTCTCCCACTTCTTCATCCCTTTCTCTTACTCTTTCCTGCCAATTAAACTGCCTACTCCACTCAGCTACAGTCCTATGAGCCTTTCCAAACTCATCCGCAACCTTAGTTAAATTCCTTTCCTTACCTAAACTATAATAATACTCAAAGCCCTCTTTCTGCTCCATATTCTCCCTTTTATAACGCTCATAACCATCTACCATCATTACTCCCACTCTTCTACACTCCTTTTATTTAATTTCTTCCATAGATTTTTATTTTTATACTCTTCCTGATTACTAACCTCTTCTATCATCCAACCATACATCTCAAACTTTTCCATCTCAGCCTCATTTATAAATTCTATCTCTGCTACTATTAATTCAAGATCATCATAAAAATCAACCTCTATAAAATTACCATCTAAAAAATAAATATCCCTCTGTTTAACTATTGGATAATAATCATTAACTAAAAACTTCTCGGCCATCTCATAACTTATTTCATTACTCTCTTCATCCCTGACTTTCCCTACTCCACTTTTAAGATCAATAGTATTTCTTACTTCTTCATTCATTAAATTAACTTCTCTTCTTATCCTGCACTCACTTACTATATCGCTATACAAATAATTTTGCTCTATTAAATAACTACCTACATGATAATCTAACATATATTCAGGTACTCTATTTACTATGAATTTTCTTTCTAATTCTTTTATATTATCCACCTACCTTAGTAATAAGTTCAGCTAACCTTAATTTTACGAAATTTTCTCCGCACTTACTCATATATGCGGATATTTCTACCAACTGCTACTTTCTCCCTCATTCAATAATGTTAAGACTAATAATTCCCATCCCCAACTTAAAAAGATTAATGTCAGCAATATAAACAGATCAACTATATTCTCCAGCTCATAACCATCTTCAAAGAATAAAACCCATAATACTGCTAAATAATTAAATACTACTCCAGCTATATAGATATGCAATAATAACTCCATCTATAGCACCGCCTTAGCTTTTCTTTCATATCCCTCTAATATTATTTCAGGATAATCTTTACTTGCAGGCGGATATCCTTTCTCTTCTCCATATCCTCCATAATCTAAAAATGCATTAGTATTTACAAATAGCATATTCATTCTACTCTTCTTTCTATTCCTGTAATCTACTCTAAACCTACTCAACTTAAATATAGCAGGCATATGAGTATGAGAATGCAAAAACACATCTGCATCTATTATCTTAGCCATATCTTCTAATTTATTAGTCTTACTACCTATTCTTTTTCCTCCGCCTCTGCCATGTTTCCCATATATACTATATACAGTTTTTCTATTATCTCTCCCTCTATTCTTCCCGAATGCTACATATAATAAATAAGCTACTTCTACATAACGATCTTCTATTCCTAATTCCCTCGCCACTCTTTTTATTAATTTAATTCCATCAGTCCTATATGTCCTATCCTCATGATTTCCACTCGTAATTACTAATATCTTATCTTTTACAGGCATTAATAAATCTACTAAATAATCTATCTGCTCATCTGGAGTCATTACTTCTCCATAACTATCACTAACAGATGTCCTCGTAGCATTATTAATTAAATCACCATTTACTATTAAATACATATCATTATTTTCTTCAACATCTTTTATAAACTTTTTAACTAACTTAAGATCTGCTAATCCATCACCTATATGACTATCTGCTAATACTCTTATTCTTACCTCATTTAAATAATTTGGTAACTCTACATTTACTATATTCATTTACAAATTCCTCCAATTCCCCTGTATCTTATTTGTGAACAGTTATTCATCTTTTTGCCAATAAATAGAAAAAAGACAACCTTTTTATTAGATTGCCTTCTTCTTTACTACTATTTAATATTCTATTTCTAATTCTCTTACATGCTCTTTCTTTATTATTCTTACTCTTTTTTCTCCATCAAAATCTTCATGTTTTATACTTATATATCCTTTTATTAAATCATCTTTAATCCATTCTACTTTGTCATATACTATTAGACTACTATCATAATGATCTTCATAATATACTGTTAATTTAAAAATATCCTTCCCCCTCTTCCACCTCAAATCTTTTATGTGCATCTTCATATCCTATCCAATTATCTACTCCTAATATATCTAAACACTCTAATAATTTACTGTCTTTCTTTAATTGTTTATATTCTTTCTCTGTTATCTCTACTTTCTTTTCTTTTACTTCTTCCATTTCTGTGGGCATTTCTTTTCCCTCCTCGATTTTTATTTCTCACACTCATGTTCCCTGCTTAATATTTTTGGTATATAATACCTTGTTTTCTCTTTATTATTCATTACAAATTCTACTGCACATGTCCTTAACCTCTTCCCGCACTTTTCACATTTCCAATATCCACTTAATCCTTCTGTATATAATCCTATATTATATCTGCTATTTTCATATACTAAACCCATTTCCTTTTCCGCCTTTATATATTTAATCTATTTTTCTGCCACTCATTTATTCTACCTTCACAACTCATACATACACTTACTAATTTATCTCCATCTTTTATCATTATTCTTTCATGATCTATTTCTATTTCTTCTCCGCAGATTACACACTCTTCTTTTAAATCAGGTGCAAACATTTATAACCACCCCATTAAATTAAACCAATACAAAAATAAAGCTAATTCTATTGATCCTGCTACTGCTAAAGAAATATAACTTGCAGGTGTTTTCATTTCATAATTATGATTTCCTTGAAAACCATTTGCTAAATTTCCTAATATACCTAAACCAGTTAATATAATATAAATAAAACTAATTACTTTTAACATTCTCCTTCACCTCTACCCTTTTTAGATATTCATAATCATCTACCTCTTGAATTTCACTTATTACTCTTTCTACCTCTACTACTTCTTTTATATTTAAATTATTTACTTGATCATATTCTTTTAACTTCTCTACTAACTTCCCCGCTTTTTCTTTTGCTTTATCTAATAACTCAGCCTTCTCTCTTAACAATTCCATCTCTACCTCTATCGCATTTAAATAACTTCTCATCTCATTTATATAGATCTTATCTAATTGATCTTTTATTTTAGGCATTTAAATCACTTTCCCTTATTTATTTCTCGATTGTAAGAATTGACTGCTACAATCTCAATTCCTTCCGCCCTCTTATGATTAAGATCTTTATCATATACTGACTTAATATAATTTAATTTCTTATCAATATTCTCAGGAGGTACTATGATATTTTCTAACTTAGGATAATCTTTAACTTTAACACTTAAAATTATTGTCTCATTATATTTCTTAGCTATTTCAAATTTACTCTCTAAACCTTCTAAATCAATTCCTATTATTTTCCTCACCTTCCTTTAATATTTTAGGATAAATTACTAAAATAAATATTAATGTTATTAAACATTCAATCATTCTACTCTACTCACCGATAAAAATACTATGTTATAATACTGACCTTCTTCTCTTACATGATGTTTATATATCTCATGCCTTAATTTATCTAAATTTGGATAAGGGAAAAATCCAAAAACTTCTTTTGTCAAATTATTTACCCCTTTATAATTATCATTCTGAAAATGATAACTAACTAAGAACTTCCTTTTAAACATCTTTTACCTCCCTATAATTCTATTTAATGTTTTTTCTACTTCTCTTCTTTCTTTCCAGCCTTTCCATTCTCTTCTTATTACCTCTCCCATTAAGCTAATTACATATAGGAAAAATAAACCAAAGACTGCTAAAAATACATATTCTGAATAACTTTTAAATAGTTGATCTAATAATTTTACTACTCCCGCTAATATACTTATAAATACTAATCCTGTTATTAAATTTAATGCTTTCTCTTTCATTTTTCCATCTCCTTAATGCTCTATTTCCTTAATTTCATCAGGACTTGCTATAACTGTCATCCCTTCGGTAGCACCTACACTCACAACTCTACAATAATAATCTACCTTCTCGACCATATAATCATAGCTAACAAATATAACTTCACATTTTTTACCCTCTTCATTCCAAAATCTATCTCCAGCCACTAATTCATCCGCTTGCTTTTTATAAAATAATTCTCTTTCCATTGCAAACATATTAACTAAATCCCCATTTTCGTTTTTAAATGAGATCGCATATTTCATACCTCTATGATCTGCCTTATCTGCAATGCCTACTAATATTGCATCAAAATTAAAGCCTTTAAAATGGAAAATCACTTCATCCCCAACTTCAAACTTATATGCTTTACTTAAATGATCAATATGACACTCTTCAAAATAAACTTCATCACTATCAGATACCACTACATTTGAACTTTCTTTTATTATCCTTTGAACTACTACATTATCACCAACATCAAAAGCATCAAATACATCATTTTTAATTATCATGCACATTCCAATCTCAACATCTTTTATATTCACTATCTCATCTCCTTAATATTTAACTTCTTCAATCCCGAACTCATCAATTAAATAAATATTTCCACTTGGTACTGCTTTTGCTAAATAACACATTGCTTTATCATTCTCACTATACTCTCTCCCGCAAACTATATATTCAACACCATCTACTCCAATAAATCTATCATCTTCTTCTAACTCATCTGCCTCTTTCTTTTTTATTATCCTATCTTCTGCAACTATTAGATGACCTATTCTATTTTCTTCTTTAATTGTAATTGCATATCTCTGTCCAGCCGGATTCTCTTTTTCAGCTACTCCGAATACTTTCCCATCATAATCTCCTTTATAACCTAAATAAACTACTTCATCTCCCTTTTGAAACTTACTATCTTCTAAATTCATCTTTTATATCGCCTCCTCACTAATATATAAAAGATCAATTCAGATTATTTTAAGTGATAAAAGAAAAAAGATGCAGAAATTAATCTGCACCTATCTCCAAAACTCATAACCCTTTTCTACTTGATCTGCTATTTTCTTACTACTTACTATTAATACTGTCGTCTCATCTCCTCTTTGGGTAGCATACAATACTTTAACTTTCCAATAATTATAATCATCTTTCTCTACAAATATAGGATCTGATAAAACTTCCTTAACTTCATATCTTAATTTATTCATCTTACACCCCTGACAATGGACATTTAACTACTGGATTTATACTATCATTTCTTAATTTTACTACTTTTCTTCCCCACTTTTTCTGCAATCTCTCATTATGTCGATTTTCTTTATCCTGAGTTCTATAACTTACCACTCCGCCTTTTTTATTAATATGATTTACTGAATAATGGTATTTATTAAATCTTAATACTTTATGATATTTATGCATTACTTGCAGACTAATATCATAATCCTCTTTTAAATATAAATATTCATCATATCTTATAAATGCAGGTAACTCATCAGTAAATGCTTGAAATGGCCCTAAAATTGGACTTAACATATTAAAAGGAGTATATTGCATATAAGCAATAGGATCAGTATTAACATTTATTCCCCACATAGGAGTACCCAAATCCTTAGCCATTATAAAGCCTCTCTCCAGCATCACATCTATTTCATCAGGACTCATTTTTATATTAGTCTCAAAATTTTCATGATATCCAATATAATCATAATCATCATCTACAATAACTACATTCTTGCCTTCATAATTATTTAAAATCCAATTTCTTTTCTTAACAATATTTCCATCCGCCTCATCAGGTATTACTAATAATTCGCACCCATTTTCATAAGGCTCATACTTCCTATAATCTTCTTCCTGACTTTTTGGTATTACTATATATGCATTATTAAAAACTTTATCACTCGTAATTGCTCCTGCTCTTTTATAGCTTATAATAAATACCTGAAAATCTAAGCCACTAATAAAATCCACTAAAATTCACTCTCCTGCTTCAACATTTCTAAAACTTTCTTACCATCTATTACTCTACCAATACCCGCTCTTTGAAAATTCTCTCCTTTACTCCATAACGCTTTTACTGTCTTAAGATCAAATATATCCTGAGCAACTTGCCAATCCATACTATTATCAAATTTCAATACTACATATTGATGTTCTTCTAACAATTCATCTGAGAATTCTATCTCAGGCTTTTCCTCTTCCATCTCTTTTTGCTGACTTTTAGCTAATTCTTCCATGATCTCATCTAACTCTACATCCTTAAATCCTGTTAAATCTATATCATAATCCAACTCATCTAAATCTGCTATTTCCTCCAGCAATAATTCATAATCCCATTCTGAATACTGAGCTGACTTATTATCCATAATTCTAAACGCTTTTATCTGCTCATCACTAAGATCATCAGCAACTATTGCAGGTACTTCTTCAATCCCTAACCTCTTACACGCCTCAACTCTTGTATGCCCTGCTACTAAAATATTATCTTCATCTACTATTACAGGAACTTTAAAACCAAACTCTCTTATACTTTTTGCAACTTCATTTACTGCTTGGTGATTAACTCTCGGATTTTTCTCATAAGGTACCAATTCATCTACTTTTTTATTAATAACTTCCATTATTTCACTCCCTATAATTTATTGTTACACCTTCTCACTTATATTGCCTGTATTTCGTTACAATTTAAGGAAAATAATCTCTAATACTTTCAACATTTTTATTTAACATCTCATATAATTTAGTAATAAATAATCTATTAAATTCAATTTCTTTACTTCTCCTAAACCTCTGCTGTCTATATGTCTCATAACTATATTCTAATTTATCTCTTTTATTCTTAGCTTTATCCGTATAATATGGATCATTTGCCCTCAACCATTCATCAGTTAAATTATCTAAATCATTTTTATTTAGCGTAATTAATCCCCTCCGCTTAAATATTCAGAAATTGCATCTAAACTGCAATCTACTATATATCCAATAGTAGTCTGATGTAAATCAAACTTCTTCCCGACCTCTTCCTGAGTGTATCCTGCTATTAAATATGTTTTTAAAACTTCTATTTCCCTCTCCTCTAAAGGTGTTTTATCCATTCCATTTAAACCTAACATATTATCTAAATCTATTTTTATAGCCATTGCTACTTGATCTCCGCTTTCACACTTATCACATATCCAAAAATAAGATAAAAAAAGCCTTCTAAAAGTAGAAGGCTCAGAATAATCAGCACTCTTCATAAGTGCTACATTATATACTTCCCTTTTAACTGCTCCCAACTATTCTTCATCTCCTCCAATTTCCTTTAATTTTTTAATTTTAACTTTTAGATCTTCTATATAAACTAAAGCATCTGTTAATTCTTCCGCAAAATATTCAAGCATCTCTAAATCATTTAATTCTTCATTTTCATTTAATACCTGACCATATTTATCCAAACCCTTTCTCGTCTGCTTATCTACTCTATCCATTATACTCTGTCTGTATTCTAACCTTAAGACTTCCATTTCCTTCTCTAATACTCTCTTAACTCTCCCTATACCTGCCTGCAATGTTACCTGATCTATCCATCCATTTCCATTTTCTAACTCTAATAGCTTACTCAAAGCCTCTTTAGTCTTATCTCCTACCATTATTTATCTCTCCAATCTCTATAAAAAGGGCAATCAAAGGTAGCATTCTCTTCTAATACCCATACATAATCATCTTTTACTAATTCATCCGTTAAGCTATATCTTAGCCCTTTCATAAATTTATTTATAAAATCCTCATTATCGCACTCACATATTTTCTCCACAAAACTTTTATATTGATACCTCTCATTATATTTACAATTATCATGAGGGCAATGCCAATCAAAAATAAACTCAATTAGAGGTACTCTCTTAACTTCTTCCACTACTTCCTATCCCTCCTCTATCTTCATTACCTAAACTTTCTACTTCTTTAAACTCAATTTCTTGCATCTTCTTTTGTATCCTGAATTGACAAACTCTATCATTTTTCCTAATATGTCCATCTTTTAATGCATAACCTACAAAAAACCACTCATCATTATCTCCGCAATAACTTTCATCAATAACTCCCTGACTATTAACCTGTATCAATCCATAATGCTTAAATGTACTACTTCTCGGCAATACTTGCCCCTCATATCCTTTTGGCAATTCCATTGCTACTCCTAAACCGATCTTAACTAAATCACCTTTTTCATATAAGCTGACTCCATGCTTAGAATGATCCCTTTTTATTAATTCATAGTCCTCTCCAAAACGCTTAACCTCTAATGTACTTACTCTTAGATCTATCCAATCCCCATTATCAAACTTTTTTAACTTATCTATTTTACTATCTAAATATTTTACTTTAATATTCACTTAACTCATTCCTATACTTCATTACATCTCTTGAATACTCTATGCTTACGACTCCCTGACTCTTTAGCTCTCTAAACCCACTCAATCCTTTATGATATGCTATTACAGCCTCTTCTTCTCCCATTACCTTCTCATGCATCTGCCTTAAAATATAAACTCCTGCCTCAATATTCTCATAAGGATTACTTCTCCAATATTTATAACCTAAATCATTTTCTATCTCCTCAGCCCAATATTTATTATTGATCTGCATTAATCCATAATCTTTACTATTACCATTATCATTTAATGCAGTTATTTTATAACTACTTTCTCTAAACATTACAGCTAATACTAAATCATAATCAACTTGATATCTCCTCGCTGTTAAATATGTATGCAACTGTAAATCTTCACTTAAAGGTATATCTCTTAAATACTTACTTTTATCTACCATATCTTTTAAAATAATCAGCTCAGATTTAAATTTACTCAGATCTTTTTCTACTTCAACTATTCTTTTCTCTAACCTTAATATTTGATTATCTATTTCCTCATTTATCCCGATCATTACTCCAGCTACCAACAATGAAATTAATATAAAGAATATTACCTCAGCCTTTAAATAACTTCGCATCTTTCTAATCCTTCCATAGCCTCTTTAATGCTATTCATTCTACTTCTCAAATTATTAACAGCTTTATCTAACTCCCTTTCATTCTCCGCAATAAAATAGCCTGTACTATCACTACATACTGCTAAACCATCTACTCTTAATTCATGAACTATTCTTCTTACCGCTGATCCTTTTACTCCATATAACTGCTTTAATGTCTTACTTGTTACCGCATTCATTCTCCCAACTGCTTTCTTTTCTAAATAATCTTTAATTAAATTTTTCATTTTCCTCAACTCCTTTATTTTTTATTACCTTCACTTATATATAAAAGAATTGACCTGCATTTTTTAAGCAAAAACAAAAAAAAAAGAGGAAGAGCTTTTACACTCTTCCCCTAATTAATTACTTATTCTATTTTTTCAAATAATCCGCAATGACATTTACCTTCTTCTATAAATTCCTTGCAAGGACAAATATTATCATCATTAATTTCAAACTTGCAAGGACAATATCCATCTTTATTCTTTAATCCTTGCCTCAATGTCTCTAATAACTCTTTATTATCCGTTAATTTAAATTTCATTTCATTACTCCTAAATAAAGCTATTTAAATGCTTACCATATAATTCTCCACTACATTTACTGCAATACTCTCTACCACTCCAATTAACTGTCATACAATCTCTACAGATCATTCTTATCACCTCTTATATTAATTATAATCTTATCTTACAGGACATGCCCCGCCCTCACAGGTTTCAGCATTCTCTAAATCAAATTCCATTTCCTCAGTCTCAAATTCTCCTAATAACTCAGGCTTAAACTCAGCCATACCTTTTACTCTTTCCTCATATTCTTCTTTATCTATAGCCTCATATGGAGCTAATGGATAATTTCCTCCTGAATGAGATAATAAAGTAATACCTACTACTGTATCCCAATTATCCCATATCCATTGCTCAACATCTTCCCACTCATCATCTTTTACAGTAATCGTAACAGATGGATTATGCTCAGCATAATGATCTCTAAACATCTTATAATTTTCTAACTGCTCAATAGCTGTGATATCATCTTTAGTTTTATTAGTAGGACTCTTAATAGGGAACTCAATAACTTTAGTATCACAACTATCCCATTCCTGACCTACCTCAGCCTTAACTTCCCAATCTAAGCTCTCAGCTACCTTAGTTAATGGATCATCTGCATTAATTCTAACCCTTCTAATATAATAAGGTGAATGAGAATAATGTAATCCACTACTTACAGTAGGTAACTGACTCCATGTTCCTTCTGGCTTAACAGTAGTAGCTAATAAAGGCTTAGGTATTCCTACCTCATCTGCATATTTATCTACAGCATCTCTAACTACCTTTCTTAATACTCTTAAGACCTTAGTCTCTTTTTTAACATTCCAACCAACTGCCTCAACCATATCTTTCCAGCCTGTCATACTTACTCCAACTAATCTATCTCTCCGCTGTTTTCTGCTCCACTCCCCTATCTCTAAATGCACCATAGTCATTCTTAATCCTGCTCTTGCTATTAATTCAAATGCTCTTTTTGCCTCCTGCATATTAAACTTACCATCTTCTACAAAACTCATCATATTATTAGTAACTAAATTACAGGTTTGCTTATCATCTAAAATTATTTCCAGTTTGTTATCATAGAGGCTTTTTATCCTCTATTTCTTATAGTTTCCCATAAGCTCGGCATATATTTTAACTAACAAGATTTTTTAATATTCCTAATAACTCTTTCCTACCTTCAACTCCAAAGGCTCTGCTCACAGTCCTCTCATCCTTTATATCTAAATTATCCTCTAATAGCTGATATAAACTCTGTAAGCCACTACTGATCCTATTATAAGGAGTATTTAAAACTACATCTTTATTTTCTAAAGCCCAATCCTCTGCACTATCTCTTATTACTCTTCCCTCATATTATAGGACTATATTAGCCGATCATTTAAGAGTTATTTTTAATATTTTCTTGTTGATTGCGAAGACTCTTGGAGGTATTTTTGCTCTTATAACGCTCAACCTCTATGCTCTACAAAGGACTCTAATAAAGCCCCTCTCGGTATTAACTTAGCTTTCACCTTAGCCTCCACCGAATTTCCTCGCTTTTTTACATGAGGCAAAATTCTTTACCACATGGATTAACTCCCTGAGCATCTTCCCTGATCTCTTTCATAGCTCCCCAATTAAGGAAACCCGGCTCTCCCATAGTCTTAATACTATCTAAAATACTGTGCAATCTTTCTCTCTCAGGTCTCTCTTTAAATAGAATACTATTATTACTCATTCTTCTATGCAAAATAGCTTGATCTTCTACCCACTCTCCTTCTTCATTTTGAGTGTAGATATCATCTTTACTCCTTAAAATTTCTTCATCATCAGGATCAAATAAACAAATTTCAGCAGTTCTCCTTACACCACCTACTACTACATTCTCTCCAATTATATTCGCAATATCCATAGCATGAATAGGTCTTAACTCTCCTTCCCCTCTCGCTAATATAATTGATATCTTCTTAAACATTTTCTTAATGCTCTCATGACCTGACGCTGTACCACCAAATGTCTTTAACCTTTCTCCTTTAGGTCTTACATTGTTAAAATTAAACCTGATCTTATTAACCCATCTATATAAATGAGATGTGATCATTTCAAAATAAAAATCTAAAGCCTTAACCCAGCCCTCTTTCGAATCTCCTACTACTATCTCAGCAACTCCATCAGGATCTATTTCAACGCTTGTAAATTCTTTCCTATTTTCTTTATCTACAGGATAATATCTAACCATATCAATCTCTACACCTGTTCTATATTCTCCTATTTTCTCTACATCTTCTGGAAGTACTCTAAATCCAACGCCTGTACCCACCATTAAATTATAAAACAATTCTCCAAAATCCTGCCAATCATCTAAGACTAAAAAGGCACAATTGAAATTAGCCAGAGGGAATTTATCTGCAACCTCAGTATCTCCTACCCACAATGTTCTCCCCGCTACTGTCTGTCTTAAATGAAATATGTTATCATATAGCTCCTGAGCCTCTTCTCTCAATTCTTCTAATGGAGTATTAATATCTAATCCTATATTATACTCTACAGCTCTTCTCACTGTCTCCTGCCACTTTTCTCTTCTCATTTTTTCAGGTAACCATCTACTATATGTCCTATAATAAACAAACTCCCCTAAATTAGTCATAGGAGGTTTTTTATCATCATATTCTGATATAAATTCATCTGTTAATACTCTACCCACATTTTCAACTCCTTATAAGTATTTTCTCAAAAATTTTTTTATTATTTTCTCTTCCTCATCATCTAAAATATTCTCCTTCAAATCTCCAACATCTTCTAAAATATTATTAACCACTTCTAAAGAATTATATAACCCTATCATAAATTCATCTTCAACAATAAAATAATCTTTACTATCTCCAAAGCTAATTGCTACAGCATAATTATTTCTTCTCATTGACTCCGCCTGATCTTTTGCTTTTTCTAACCACTCCTTCTTTACTTTTATACTCTTACTTTCTTTCATTTTAGTTTTAGCCTCAATAAAAATATAATCTCCAATATTATCACCTTTAAAAAATGGAGTAGCTCCACTACCTACTACTTCATTTATTCCTAACTTTTCTGCAATTCTCTCTTCCTGTATCTTAGCCTTCTCTTTTTTCTCCATTTACTCACCTCAATAATAAATAAAAGAAATGATCATAAATTTTTAAGTATAAAATAAAAAAAAAAAGAGCCTCTCGGCTCTTCCTCTTATACTTCCCTGTATTTATATTGCCTGTATTTTAACTATTTTTAAGCAATCTTTTATTAATTTAATATATTTCTTGATCTTCTAAATGCCTCATACTTATTATTAAAATCATGCACTACTTCTTTTCCACTTTTATATGCCTCTTGATAACTCATTATTTCCTCTTTATCATTGCTAACTAATACTAATTTTAAGTGAGGGTTTTTATCAAATAGACTATTAATGACCTGATCTCCCTTTTTAGTGATCTCCAACTTCTCATCACCTTCAACAAGACCTGTCCTTTTAAACTTTTCAACCATATTATCAATATACTTATCTTTAATATGATTTAAATCTATTTTATCGCTTAACTCACTTCTCTTTATTTTATTATGAGCTTTTATATATAATAAAATATACCCTTTTTCCCACATAACTTTTCCCCTCACTTTCAATCCTTACCGATTGACTTGTATATTAATATTATACATATATTAATTTAAAATGTAAAGAAAATTTAAATAAAAAGAAAAAAGACAGGATTAATCTCCCATCTTTTTATCTACTTGATCTTTTATTTTATTAAATACATCCTCATTTTCCTTTAAATAATCTACTAAATTATGCTCACCTTGCAATGACTCAATAACCTCTCCAGTCTCTAAATCTACAGGCTTATACCATGCTCCAGATTGAATTATAATATCATCTTTAACTGCCCTTTGAATATAATCATAAAATACATCTACTCCACAATCATACATTAAAGTATATGTTCCTAACTTTCTATCATTCCTCGTAACTTTATTCTTTTTATACTGTACCTGAACAATATTTCCGCTCGGCTCTTCAAAACTATTATTCTGCTCTTTATATTTACTATCTAACAATTTACCTCTTTTAAATTGCATTCTCTGAACATAGCTATGTTTTAACATATGTCCTCCTGGAGTATTATAAGCAGTCCATGCAACTCCGATCTTATCTCTTATCTGATTGATCATTATTCCAGTACAATTATGATAATTCAATAAAGGAACTATTTTAGTAGAAAATACTGTCATTAATCCGCTATTCCCAGCATAGGTTTTATCACTTAAAGCTCCCTCAAATTGCTGTTCACTCATTAAAAATGGAATACTATCTACTACTACTAAACCAACTTCTCCAGTCCTAACTGCATCTAATACCATATCTAATAATATTTCACCTTTTTCTTCATCAGGTTGTATTAATATCACTCTTTCCCAATCTACTCCTAACTTTACGCCCCACTCTTTATCAATGGTATTCTCTGCATCTAAATATACTGCTAATTTATTTTCAAATTTATCCTGAAAATTACTGACTATATCTAATGCACTTGTAGTCTTACCACTCCCTTCTCCTCCAAAAAATTCAACTAACTTACCGACTGCAACTCCACCTCTCGTCAGCCAATTCATCTCAGGAGAAGAAAATGGTATCATATCTCTTTCTTTTAACTCTGTACCCTTCATTATTATATCTTTTTTATATTTCTTATTTAATGTCTTAACTACTTTATCTATTTTATCCAACTTATCACCCCTTAGTTAATACAACTATAAATATATTCCATAATAAAAATATCACCGATATTTCAAAATTATCTTCTATTTCCCAGCCTATAAATAAAAGCCAACCTCCTGCAAATAACATCCATAATACATTACCTATTAACGCTCCTTTATCCATTTAATTCCCTACCTCTTTTTTTAATACTTCCATTTCCAACATCTTTTTACTATATACTTTCTTTAAACTCATTAATACATTATCAGCCTGCTCTATTTTACTCTTAAGCTGTTTATAAGCTCTATTAAACACATCTTCCATAGTCTGCTCATCTACACTATAATTCTCGGCCTTAGCCCTCTTCTCCTGAACTGTACCTTTACCATTTAATATCACTTCATTATATAACTCTTTCCTTTTACTACTTGCAAGATCCTTTTCTCCTCCTAAATATGCTAAATCTCTTCCTGCAAAATATATCTGAGTAGTTATTTTTAATATATCAGCCTCTAACTCTGACTCTCCATACTCATCAACTTCTCTATTTCTGATCTTAGTTGCTATCTCATCTATTTCCCATATTAAATCATCTAATTCCTCTGTATAATGCTTAACTACTTTATCAATCATATACTTTACACTATTTTCACTTTCTTCTTTTATATCACTATATAATCTTTCTAAGATATCTCTTTTACTCATCTATTTCCTCCTCTACAGGAGTTATTTTTGCCAACGCTTTATACCATCCCTCTTTATGATATTCTCTTTTATCTTGTCCTACATACTTTCTGACTGCATTTCCATTAGTCCACACCATCATCACTTTTTCATCTCTCATATTTCATCAACTCTGGATTGATATATTTATTACCTAATTTTTTAAATAATTTAGCATTTCCCATAGTTAATACTCCTATATAACTACCTGTATTACATTCTAACATTTCCCATCCATCATTAAATTCATTTGCAACTACTACTGCTCTCCAATGATCTTTATAACCTACAATATCATTTTGATAAATATCTTCATTATTCTCAGAATTAAAGCCTGTAAAATTTAATAATTTATTATCTTCATTTAATTTCTTACTATAATTACCTCCATGCTTACTGGATATAATTACTTTATTTGTACCTAAATGTAATGAATGAACTTTCATTATTTTATTTGATTTACCTAAATAGACTTTAAATTTAATCTCTTTCATTCTCTACCAGCTCCTGCCAAAATTCTCCTACCATATAACTATACCTTGTTCTTTTCAGCTTTTGCTTGATCTTAATTCCATTCTCCCTGCACCACTTAATAGGAAAACTTTTTCTATCTGCCTCTATAATATAATCTACTACATCTAATACATCTAAATAATATGTCTCCTCTTCATCTCTAAAATTAAATATTACTCCAGCCTTAACTCCTAACTTCTTACTCTCTACTTCCAATTTTTTTAACTGCTTATCATTAAGAGCATTAAAAGGAATACTTTTCCCTTTATAACTTTTTAATTCTAAAAATATCATATTCGGATAATTATATATGATATAATCTGCTATACTGATCGCCCCCTTATAAAAACTATCTCTAACTCTATGGCAAACCATATAATCAGGAACACTTTTTGCTACATCTTCTTCGAACTTTTTTCCAGCACCTTTTTTAGACAATAATCTTCCTCCTTTCATTAATATATAAAAGATCTACCTATAATTTTTTAAGTATAAAAAGAAAGAGAGGAAATTAATCCTCCCACTCATTATCATCTCCTACTTTTTCACATATTCCTTTATAATTACAATACTTACAATTATCTTTACTTTTTTCCGCTGGAGGTATAATGCTTTCCTCTACATACCTCTGAACAATATCTGTCTTTTCTTTTAATAATTCTTGCTCTTCCTTACTTACATTATAAATAAAAACTTTTCTCTGCAAGAAATTTCTATCCTCATAGATAAATATCACTCTATCTACATTTAAAGCATATGCATAGGAGGTAGCCTGAATAATATGCTCCTTTTTAGGTCTTTTCAACTTATTAAAAGCAAACAATGATATTGTCTTTATCTCTATTAAATAATCTTTATCATTAAAATTAATTGCTCCATCTGCAAAAAACCTGATCTTTAAATCCTCATTCATACATTTAGCCTCATATTTATTTTCATCCCAAAATAAAAACTCAGTCTTTCTACCTACACTTCTTGCATCTTTTACCAGCTCTTCTATATCTAATTTTCTTGCTCTGCCCCTTTTTCCCATCTCATCTAAAATAAACTGTATTCTTTCATGAGCTAAGCTCCCATTATCTCTCATACCAATCCCATTAAAAAACCACTTATCATCCTTTTTATCTCTCCACTTTAACTTATCCCTCTCTGCTTTTTTCCTTCTAAAGAACAATTTTCTTTTACACCCATATATAGAAGAAGGGGATAAATAACCGCTCTGACTATAATTCTCCTGACTCTCCTTTTCTATTTCAAACATTGTTCTCTCATATTCTTTTAAAAATTTATTTTCTACACTTTCAAATTCACTCTTTTTATCTTCAACTGCATCTCTTAATCCCACTAAAGATCATCTCCCATAATTCTTTTTATTTCTCTCATCTTACCTCTTATATCTTGCACATCCATCCAAACATCATCAATATATTCTTTATCTATATTTTCAGGGTTATGCAATATTCTTATTATATCCTCTGTAAAACTATACATTCTTTTTAAATAATCTTTTATACTTTCTTCGTCATCTTGAATATAGATCACTTTTACAATCTCTTCCGCACCATCTTCCCAGCTATCTACTGTAAATAATATATCTTTTATATTCTCTTCTCCGATTTTATTCAGCTCTTTTTCTAATTTATCATCTACACTATCCACAAATGTCTTTACTTTTATCATTTATAACACTTCCTCACTCAGATCATCTCCATACCAATAATTAGTAATCTCTGTATCTACTTTCATAGGCATATCTAAAAGATCTTCTCCTACTTTTTTCATATCCGCCTCAACATATTCAACAATCTCTTTTATATTCTCTTTAGGACACTCCATTATCATCTCATCATGAATAGTCATTAATAACTTAGCTCCTAATTCTTGCAGTCTCTCATCCTCATATACCCTAATCATAGCTTTTTTCATAATATCTCCTGCTGTACCTTGAATAACTGAATTTAAACATTGTCTATGAGCTAATTGATATTTATAATTATCTTTATTATCTAACTGCATATTAGGTAATCTTCTCTTCCTACCATCTACTGTATTTACATATCCTAATGTCTCCGCCTGATGTATTACTTTTCTCCTTGTCTTTTCTACTGCTGGGTAACTTTTCAAGAAATTATCTACTAATTTCTGCCCCCAACTCTCACTCTCTCCAAACTGCTCTCCAATAGCTTTAGCTCCCCGCTCATACATTATCCCTAAAAGTACTGATTTAACCTGACTTCTTCGCTTATCTCCTTCTGGCTGATATTCTCCAGTCTCAGGATGAAACTCTAAACAATCTTCATAAGGCACATTAAATATTCTACTACCCATTTGAGCATATAAATCTTTTCCTTCCTTATATGCTTTCTTCATCTCTTTATCTCCACTAATACTTGCAAGGGTGCGGGGCTCAATTTGACTGTAATCTGAGCTGATCATATAATATCCCTCTCTTGGCTTAAACATCTTCCTGATCTCTTTCCCTAATTTACTTCTTGCAGGTATATTCTGTAAATTAATTCTATATACAGGATGAGAACTACTAAATCTACCTGTTACTGTACCAATCTGATTGAAATTAGTGTGAACTGCTCCAGTCTTTTCCTCCACAACTTTAGGTATTTTCTCTACATAAGTTCCTAATAATTTTTTAATCTCTCTATATTTTAATAACAGATCTATAAATCTAACTAAATCTTTCTGCTTACTTTCCCGCTCTTTTAATTTTACTAATATCTCTTCTCCTGTACTTAAATTATCAACCCAACCTTTATTTCTCTTATATTTCCTGAATGGCTTTAAATTTAATACTTCATAAAATAAATACTTTAGCTGATCATAACTATTATAATTTATCTTTCCATTATCACTTAATCTCTCTAACTCTTCATGATCTAATATTAAATCTTTAATAGGCTTTAATATTTCATCCATTTCTTCCTCTGTCTTATCTACCATTTTTACCATTCTTTCTCTTAATTCTTCCGCAAAATCATCTCTAATTTCTACTCCTCTTAACTCCATATCTATTAATAATGGTAATAACTCCATTTCAATATTATGAAATACATGAGATATTTTTCTAAAATCAGCTCTATCATGATCCATCCTGATATACTTTTTCTGAAACTGATATAATTTATATGTCTTATATGGATCATTCGCACCATAAACTTTAGCCACTTCTAATGGTATATAATTAAAAGGAAAATTATTTCCAAAATAATCTCCATAATCTTTTTCACTCGCATCTTTATTAACATATTTTTTATATAAAGGTTTTAATCCATGAGGCTCATTTTCATTTAATAAATGAGATGCAATCATTGTATCCCAATAAATATTTTTAATATCAATTCCCCAATTAAATTTAATAACCTTAGCATCATATTTTAAATTATGATTAATTACTTTAACCTTATTACTCTCTAAAACAGGTTTTAACATACCTTTTACTACTTCCTCATCCATTTGACCATCTAATCTATTATTCTTAATATCAGTATGATTTAAAGGCACATAAATGCTCTTATCATACTCATTCGGAGCATATAAACACACTCCTACTACCATATCCTGCATAACTGATAAACCTGTAGTCTCCATATCAATTACTAACTCATCATTAACTAAATTTAAATACTCTTCCAACTCTTTTCTATCTGTTATTAATTGCTCATTACATACTGACTCTAATTCATTATTTCTTAATAATTCATAAGCCTTTTCTATTCCCGCCTGTATTTTATTATAAACTCTTGTCTTTCCTGTCCTGCAATTCTTTTTATGATCTAACCTATTACTTAAATCTTTCATTTCTTTTTGAGATCTATTGACATCTAAATTTAAATCTCTACTCACAATTACACCTCCAACTCCTTAAGCAAATCCTGTTTAAAATAGAATAAATTGCAACCTCTGCATCCTGAATTTTAATTAGGGTAATTACCGCACTCATTATTCAATATCAATTTTAAATATTTAACCTCTTCACTGCTATCTAAATTGATTTTAGCCTTTTTAATATCTACTTTTTTCTCTTTGCTGACTCTCATTAAATCCTCCTCCATTAAAAATAAAGGTAGAGGTTTTAGCCTCTACCCAACATTAATTAAAATACTCCTGTATCCCCACTACTATCATCATCCTTATCATTGAAAGGATTATATTCACCTTTCATAGCCTTTCTCATTTGCTCCTCATTCATACTCATACAGAAAAAACTCTTTTCTCCTACTACATCAGGTTTATCAGGTAACTCATCCATTTCTTCTTTATCTTTAGGGAAGAAAGAATAAAAAGTATCTGTACTACCTTTTTTACCATTTCTTTTAATTTTCCAATCTCTTGCACCTAAATCTCCATACTCATCATATAAAGATATTAGATTTTTAATATCAGTTAATCCTCTTTCCCAAACCTGCTTTTCTCCTCTTTCTGTATTCCCCTCTTTTACAATTAATGGTATCCAAACTCTTAAAGAAGGATTATCCCCGCTTGCACACATAGGACAATTCTTTCCTAAGCACTTAACTCTTTTATGCCAATTACCGATCTTAATAGTATGAACTTCATGAGTAAACTCCTCAATATCATCAATATTATTAATCAATAATCTGACTAACGCTGTATCTCCATCATCTTTTAAACTAAACCAGCTCCAATTATCAAAATTACCTTTTCCCTCAGCATACTTATCAACTAAATCTCTTAAACCCATAACTTATGCACTCTCCTTAATTAATTTTAATGTACTAAATAATGAACTAACTACAAACCTCTTATCCTTTCTTAATTTACTTCCTATACTTACATCAACTTCATTATCACCCTTCCTCTTGATCACTATTGCATTTCCTTTTATAATTTCTATTATCATTCTTACTTTATCCACTTCATCACCTCGCTCAATTATATATAAAAGATATAAAGCCCATTTTTTAAGTATAAAACAAAAAAAAAAAAAGAGCCTCTCGGCTCTCCTCCTTCTAAGCTATTGATAATCTTAAGCTCATTTTACCTTTTATTTTACCTATTAAATAAGAGATCCCTGCTGGCGTAACATCTAACTTCCTCGCTATCTCGCTTTTATTTGTATATCCCTTTACTAATAAATTACAAATTACCATCTCTTTTCTATCTAAATCCAATTCTTCTAAAAAACATTTTAATTCTACTTCTCTATAATCATTAACTGTAAAAGATAATGTCTCAGCTAACTCTGCTCCCAGCTCAATATCATTACTTTCATTTACCATTTCCATTGAATAATCATCACCATGAACATTACTTCTTTTTTGAGTATTAAATTTATTATAAATAACTCTGAGCCTATTTGTGAAATATGTATTACATAATGTACTTACTTTACTTCCATTATTTTCATCAAAATCATCTAATACATCAAATAAGACTATTACCAGCTCACTTTTAATATCATCTTTATCCATAGGCAAGCTATTTTCCCACTTATTAGCTACTCCTCTGATTACCCCTTGCAGATCATCAACAATACTTACAAATAAATCATCCTTTAACTTCTTATCCTCTGCCAACTGGTACTTTACAACCTTCTGCTCAACTGTTAGATTATTCAATGCAAATCTCCCCCGATTAATATTTTATTATTTGCTGGAACTCTTGGTAGGTTAGCTGATTTAAATCTTTGAGCTTTTCTTGATCATTCCAATTATTAAAAATTTTTTTCCACTCAGTATTCCACATTTTAAATCCTTTTGGAATTAATTTATCTTTCATTTTACGCCAACCTTTACGCCCCGCATCATCCCTATCCATTCCATCAATTAAATCTCTTATCGGACTTTTCTCTAACTCCTTAGCCTGTAAATCTGATATATGACTCCCCATTATTGCAATTGCCTTTATTCCCCAGCCCCACAATGTTAAAGCATCAATTTCACTTTCACAAACCCATATTTTTTCGCCTTTATAATCTTTTTCTACATGATATAATCCAAAAATAACTCCAGCTTTATTACTTCCTGTACTATTAAAAAATCTTTTTCCTTCTATACTCCTTTCTTTTATCATTACCACTTTTCCTGATCTATTTAATACAGGTATTGTAATACTCTCATGATCTTCATTATATCCAATTAAAAATTTATCTCTTACCTTATTTATTTTCCGCCTCTTTAAATAATTAATACTTGCCGAACATTTGTTCTTATTATACGCCTGTACTTTATCAATGTCAATATATTTTTCTTTATTTTCTTGATTTTCTGACCTTTCGACATTAATAGTCAAATTCCTCTCACTATTACTACCGCCACTAAACTTTTCAATCAAATATCTCCACGCTTTAAATCTATCAACCTCTTTTACATCTGCTATTAATTTAGTTAAATTAGCTGTATAACCACAACTATAGCAATGTACTGTTCCTGCTGGATATTTTTTACCATTTCTCTTCACCTCATCTTTACTTATCCCCATGCTCGGCTTATTTTCCATTCCTCCTTTATGAAAAGGACAAGTAACCATTACATCTTTATCATTAACTTTCAGATCTTTAAAAACACCTTCTTCTATCTT